GTCCGAAACGATGCTGGATAGTCCTTTTAAGACCCGACCTGATCCGAGTCAATGACAACTAAGCCCAGAAAGCCCAAAGCCCTACGAGGGGCAACCAAGCCAAGGCTTCACAGTCCACTTCTTAAGGGCGAAAACAAGCTGCAAGATGTAAAAGACATTGCCAAGATTATTGGCGAGGAATTATTACCTTGGCAGGAGTTCGTCCTAAAAGATATGCTGACTGTGGACAAGCAGGGAGCGTGGATCAGGAAGAGTTGCCTGCTGTTAATTTCGAGACAAAACGGAAAGACATTTTTAGCCCGTATGTTGATCCTTGCACACCTTCTAAAATGGGATTCTAAGAATGTCCTTATCATGTCCTCTAATCGCTCAATGGCATTAGAGACCTTTAGACAAGTTGCTCACGCATTGGAGAACAATGACCACCTTAAAGGATTCGTTAAACAGATCAGATACGCCAATGGAACTGAGTCTATTGAGATGCTATCTGGAGCAAGGCTTGATGTTGTCGCAGCAACTAGAGATGGCTCTCGCGGTCGATCAGCAGACTTCCTGTACATCGATGAGTTACGAGAAATCTCTGAGGACGGATACAGAGCTGCTACTCCTACAACTAGAGCTCGCCCAAACTCTCAAGCGCTTTTTACCTCTAATGCAGGAGACGCTTTTAGCGTTGTACTCAACGACTTACGAGAACGAGCCATCGACTACCCGCCCAAGTCTTTTGGATTCTATGAATACTCAGCCCCTCAGTACTGCAAGATAACCGATAGAGATGCATGGGCTTTGGCTAACCCCTCTCTGGGATACACCATCACAGAAGAGGCGATTGAAGAGGCGATTGCTACTTCACCGATTGAGAACACGCGTACTGAGACTCTTTGTCAATGGATCGACTCCCTAAGTAGCCCTTGGCCTCATGGCATCTTAGAAGAAACCTCAGATAGCACGCTAGAGATGGCTGTTGGGGCTTATACTGTATTCGGTTTCGATGTCAGTCCTTCACGCAGGAACGGATCACTAGTCGCAGGACAATTACTCCCAGATGGGAGGATTGGCATCGGAATCTTAGAGACTTACAGCTCTCAGGTAGCCATCGATGAGCTAAAGATGGCAGCAAGTATAAAAGCATGGTGTGACATCTATAAGCCGCGCCTAGTGTGCTTTGACAAGTACGCGACCCAGACTATTGCAGATCGCTTACACAATTCTGGCGTAGTGGTAGAGGATGTCTCAGGCCAGCAGTTCTATAAAGCTTGCGGGGACTTGCTCGAAGGATTGGTAAATCACAGGGTCGTTCATAATGGGCAGCAGGAGTTCATCCAGCAGATGAATAACTGCGCAGCTAAGGTCAATGACTCAGCTTGGCGTATCATTAAGCGCAAGTCGGCAGGTGACATCTCTGCACCTATCGGAATCGCTATGGCAGTTAGCAAGTTAATGATTCCTCAGCCTAAGCCTCAGATTTATACTTAGACACGCCCTAGCACATTGTCTAATTGCTTGACAAATGCTACACTTTATGACTATGGGTCTATTCCGCAAAACTGAAGCAATCGATAATGATCAGCGTTCATCGCTTTTAGCGCAATACGCCCCTCAAATTATGGGAGAGAATCTTAACTCCCTTTATAACTACATCCTGCCACGCGTTCAACGCAACGAGGCGATGTCTGTTCCATCTGTAGCTCGATGCCGCAATCTTCTTGCTGGAGTTGTTGCAGATCTACCTCTTAACCTGTATCGCAAGTCCACAGGCGAAGAGTTAGGCAACCCTTTATGGTGTGATCAACCTGCAATCAATCAACCGCGATCAGTAACAATGGCGTGGACTGTTGATTCACTTCTTATGTATGGCGTTGCTTATTGGCAAGTTACAGAGCTTTATGCAGAAGATGGCAGACCATCTCGATTTAAGTGGATACCTAATGTTAAGGTTACATTCGAAACTGATCTTTACGGCATGGAAGTTACTCAGTATTACATCGAGGCTGTACCTGTACCAATGTCAGGCCTTGGATCACTTGTTACATTTCAAGCCTTCGATGAGGGTATCTTAGAACGCGGATCTGAAACAATTAGAGCTGCGATTGATCTACGCAAGGCAGCAGTTGTAGCAGCCAGCACACCGATGCCGACTGGAGTGCTTCGCAATAACGGAGCGGATCTTGATCCTAAAGAAGTTGCAGGATTACTTGCAGCATGGAAGAACGCTCGTAACAATCGTGCAACTGCTTACTTAACATCTACTCTTGAATACCAACCTACATCATTCTCACCTAAAGACATGATGTACGATTCTGCCCAGCAATTCCTTAGCACCGAGATCGCCAGATTGTGCAACATCCCTGCCTATCTGTTGTCAGCTGAAATGAATAACAGCATGACATACGCAAATGTATTAGATGAGCGCAAGCAATTCTATGCGCTATCTGTTGCTCCCTATGTCAATGCCATTTCTGACAGGCTCAGCATGGATGACATAACCGCCAGAGGTAATGCTGTGCGTTTTGATGTTGATGCTTCATTCCTAGCAACAGAGCCAATGGAAAGACTGCTAGTAATTGAGAAAATGTTATCTCTAGGCTTGATCACAATCGAGCAAGCGATGGAGATGGAAGATTTAACACCTAATGGAAACGAAGGAATCTAATAATGGAGAATCAGGTAATCACCTTCTCATCTGGGCTTATTGCCAATGTTGAGGAACGCTTAATCTCAGGCAAGATCGTGCCAGCAGGTACAGGCGAAGTAGGTAACACTTCAGCAGGTAAAGTCGTATTCGAGAAGGGCGCAATCGCACTTCCAGAAGATCCTAAGACTGTCAAGCTTCTTAATCAGCATGATTCACGCCAGCCATTAGGCAAGGCCACACAATTTACAGAGCAAGAAGATGGCGTGTACGCATCTTTCAAAGTCTCACGATCTAATCGTGGAACAGAAGCGTTAATCCTTGCAGAAGAAGGCTTGCAATCAGGTCTATCTGTAGGAGTAGAAGTAATTAAGTCAAAGCAGAAGGGAAATGTTATGTTCGTTTCCGCTGCTAAATTGCTAGAGGTTTCATTGGTAACCGAGCCAGCATTTAAGTCTGCTCAGGTTCTCGATGTAGCGGCTGAGGAAACTCCAGAGGTCGTAGAACAAGAAATCACACCAACAGAAAGCGAGACAGCTGTGGAGAATACTCCAGAGACAGTTGCAGCACCAGCAGTAGAAGCAGCAGCGGTTGAAGCTGCTCGCCCAACTGTAGTGACAGCAACTACATTCGTGCGTGAGCGCGTAGCACCAATTACATCAGCACAGTACCTAGAAGCAAACATCAAGGCAGCCCTTGGTGATGACGAGGCTCGCCGCACAGTACGCGCAGCAGATGACTCAACATCAACTAACACAGGTCTAACACTTGCACCACATCTAAACACATTCATCACAGATACATTCACAGGCCGCCCAGCATTTGAAGCAGCAACGAGACAAGCACTTTTGCCAGAAGGTATGAGCTTTACTGTGCCTCGCCTTTATACAAACGATGCTGGCGCACCTGATACTGCTCCAACAGTTGCAGACACAAACGAAGGCGCAGCACCATCAGAAACAGGAATGACCTCTAGCTTTGACACTATAAATGTTGAAAAGTTCAGCGGCCTCAACCGAGTAAGTTTTGAGCTCATTGACAGATCTCAACCTGCCTTTATGGAACTTTTAATGGTCGAGCTCAGAAAATCCTATGAGAAAGCAACAGATACAGCACTTCTAAATGCTTTCATTGCTAACGGAACAACAGCGGCAACAACAGCGGCAACAGCAGCTGGATTGCAGTCATTCGTATCTGTAGAAGGTGCAGCAGCATACAAGGGTACAGGCGGAGACTTCGCTAACAAGCTTGTAGCCTCTACAGACTCTTGGGCAGCAATTACAGGATTTGCGGACACCACTGGACGCAGCTTGTATTCAGCTCAGGGTGCAACATACAACGCGGCAGGAGCAGCAGTAGCAACATCTGTTCGCGGTAATGTTCTTGGTACTGATCTCATCGTAGATCACAACATCTCAGCAGCTGGCGTAATTGATAACTCCATGTTCCTAGTTGCACCATCATCTGTGTACTGCTGGGAATCACCACAGACACAACTACGCGTGAATGTTCTAACATCAGGCGAGATCGAGATCAACCTTTACGGATACCTAGCAATCTATCTTGCTAAGTCTGGCAAGGGCGTTCGCAAGTTCAACCTAACTTAATAAATAGGTAACTAAGTCGCTCTAGGGGGTCAGTAGCCCTCTGACTCCCTAGAGTCTTTAGAAAGGAAAAGGCATGGCACTTACTACAGTCGCAGAGCTTCGATCAACACTCGGAGTCGGTACGCTGTACCCAGATGCCACCTTGCAAGAAGTGTGCGATGCTACAGATGCAGTCCTACTTCCAATGCTATGGGCTAACACTAATTTTGCTACTGCACACTCTAATCAGGGAACAGTAGGCACTTTATACTTTGATACAGAAGTACAAGACATTTACTATGTAGGTCAAACTATAAACATCACAGGCGCAGGTGCGCACTTCAACGGCAACAAGACTATTACTGGCGTTGGTGAGTACACAATCACAATAACTACCAATCATGTAACAGATGCGACTAAGCATCCTTTTAATCCTTTTGCAACTGTCACAGCATCTACTTACACAGATTGGACAGAAGATGCAGCAGTCCAGCAAGCAGCTTTGATGGTATCTGTTGAAATCTGGCAAGCGCGTACCGCTACTCTCAGCGGATCTAACTTGGTTGATTATCAGCCGAGCCCATACAGAATGTCAGCACAGCTTTTGGCGAAGGTGCGTGGTTTGATCGCCCACGCGCTTTCGCCATCATCGATGGTGGGATAATGCCACCTGTTGCCATTACTACTCTTAGAACCACATTAGCGACTGCGCTAGTCAATAACGCTAAGTGGCAGACTTTCGCTTTCCCACCTGCCACAGTCCTGGCTAACTCTGTAATCGTGTCTCCAGATGATCCTTATCTAACACCTAACAACAACAGCCAGATCTCTATTAGCCCAATGGCTAACTTTAAGATCGTTATGACTGTTCCACTTTTTGACAATGAGGGAAACCTTAACGGCATAGAGGACACAGTAGTTAGCGTGTTCGCACTACTAGCAGCCTCTGGATTGACCTATAATGTAAGCGCAATAAGCGCACCTAGCGTTCTCAATGC